CTTCAGCTGTTTCAGCAGTTAAAAACAAACCACCTTGTAATATATGTCTAGTTGCAACATTTGAATTTGCTGCTGCTAATTTTTGTATACCAACCAAAGCATATTTATCTGGTGTACTAGCGTCTCTTGCTTCATTTAATCCGGTTACATCCCTTATCATTTGTAGATAATAATTATATGTACCAATTAATGATTGCATTTTTTGGCCACCACTACCGCTTTGTATTTCTTGTATTGGAACCTTACCAGCATTCATTTCACCATCCGATGTCATTGATCTACCAATAACACTACCCGTTTGGAAAAACATATTTAATGCTTCTTGTGGATTATAATTTGTTCCGTTTCCAAGATCAATCTCAGCTAAACCATCGGCATCTAAATAAACACCATCTGGTACCATTCTAGCTAATACTTGTTGTAATTTTAAATGAGTTAATTGAATCATATCAGCAAAACCTGTAATTCTACCAACTAATGATTCTATTTTACCTTTGTACATTCTAGGTGCACAAATAGCATAATTCATTTTAACTTTAGTATAATTACTTTTAGGTCGTAACATGTTTTTAGCTAATCCCCATTTAAGTAATTTATCAGTACCTAATACTAAAGCACCTTCATATAAAACTTCTATTGATTTTTCTAATTTACCAAATCTAGCTTCTAATTCAGCATCTACCATTGGATTAAAACTATCATCTTTAACAATAATCTTATCAGCTCCAGTGGCTAATTCTTTTACTTTATATACTTCATTAGCATATGTTTTCCAGTTAAAATATAATATTTGAATTTGATTGCTATCTGCGTTTGTATCATTTTTTAAATCACTACCAAAAACTCCCTTATTTTGATAACCTTGTCCAGTCATTTCCTCTAAATCTTCATCTGATAATTGAGGGAATTCTTTCTTTATTTCATTAATAGGTACTGTTTTTACTTCACCAATATAATATACATCTTCAAAATAAGGTGAATCTGTATAAGAATAAACAAGATTAGCTGGATCTACATACTCTACTTTAACACCTTCTGATGTATTAAATGTATTTTTAACCGCACCAATACCTAATACAGTTAAATCATAATATACTCTTTTAGATATTAAATCATATCTATTACCTTCAAGTAAAGTTGTTAAAGCTTGTTCTTCTGCTAATTCAACTTCTTGTTTATAATTAAGTTGCATATGCAATTCTAATTCTTCTTTAGTATCTGGTAAATCTTCTTTTTTATTCTGTCTAACACTTATACCAAAAGCCTGTTCAGCAAAATTAGCTAACTCTCTACCTTGCATATCTTGTATTACAGATTCCATATATTTAGTTCTCTTACTAACTCCATACGGATCTTGGGAATATGCTTTTACATCATATGTTCTTTCTGCAATACCATTAACTACTATATCTACAAATTTAGGTATAATAGGTACTGGTTTCCAATCTAAATTTAAATATGATAAATCACCATTAATAGATAATTCATTTTTATATTTTTGTATTGATTGTTCTCCTCTAGCGTATAGTCTCAATCTATGAAAAGAATTTTGGTTTGAATTATACCTATCAACGCCATAATCAGTATCAAACCATTCGGATTCAATAGCTTTAGCAACCTTCAGACCATATTCTGGAGTTACTTTTTCTAAATCGCTAGCGATTTGACTTGGGAAAATCTTTTTTATAACTGACTCAGCCATATATTAATCTTTTATTAATGTTGAAGTAATGCCATCATTTTTGTATTTAGCAAAATTAATGTCAAGTTTTTGTGTTTCTATTTTTGCGTTAGGAGCATATAAATGTCTATTACAAGCCATTATAGCTAATCCTGAACTTATTGTTGCATCAAATTTTGTTCGTTTATTTATATCAAAACGAGACCAATCATTCAATGTTTTAGTAAAATACATAGTACCATACGTATTATCTCTTTTTAATCCTACATGTTCTTGTATATACATTTCTATGGCAGCCGCGTGTGATTGTTTAATATCTTCACTAGAATTTGGTATTCCACCTATTTCTTTTTCTGCTGTAGATAATTTATTCCAAACTTTATCAGGTCTATTCATACTAAACCCTCTATAACCTCTTCTTCTTAAATAATATAAAAGTCTAGGTTTATTGTTTTCACATAATATTGGCATTCCATAGAATACTAATGCCATTAAAACATCTTCAAAAAATATATCTGCAGTTTGTGGTCTTGCTATATATTCCAAAAACATTTGATGAGGAGGACAATCTTCCATGGAAAATTTACTTAATCCATGTAAAGCGCCTTTAGATCCTACACCATCTACTGTACCTGATATATCATAACTATCACACCCAAAAGCACCTATATGTTCATTACCAGGATGTTTTCTGCCATTTTTTATTATAACGTTGTTTTGTAAATTAGCTGGTGGCGTCCAACTAACTTTAAATCTTCCTTTTGGATTTGGATAAAATATAACTTTTGTATCTTTTACACCATTAACCCATTGAAAATTTCCAGTTGATAATCCAATTGAATTACCCAAGTCTTCATTATAATCTATTTGCTCATATATTTTAACAAGGTTAAAAATACTATTTTGAGTTTCATCTCTAAAAGCATGTTCAGTAGTTCTTGGAAATTGTCTGTATAATTCATTTAAAGCGTCTTGATCATTTTTTAATCCATCTACTTCATTTTGCCAATGTTCAATAACACCAACATCAATTAAATCTCCGTGAGGTCCATATGTTTCTTCTTCAGGCGTATCAAATACAGGTATTCCATGCACATCAATGAATCCTTCGTAATTCCATTCCATAGGTACGAACAAAGAATAGAGTCCTGAACTAGTTTGTCCATTTCGATTTCTCTTTGTAACATCTGAGCTATTATAAAGTTTTTTAAAATTATCACCACCTTTGTCCAATGCATTAGATGTAGAACCCATCATGCATTTACCAATAATCCTACTACCTAATCTTAAACATGTTTTTGTAACCCTCCAATTATTAAGAATATTTTCAGGTCTCTCCCATTTACCACTTTCATCATGTACTAATAGATTTAATTTTTCTCCATCATAAGCATTATCACCAGTATTCTTCCAATCAATAGTTGTGTCTAACCCAACCATCTCTTCCATTCTTTCGTTGGTTTGTAATTTTTTTCTAGTAAATTTTACTGCTGGTACTCTATATGCTAATTCTGTTTTAGGTCGATCCATACCATCTTGAATCGGTTTAAAAAAGAAAGGATAATTAACTGAAATAGGTACAACCTTGTCAGTAAACATTTTTTTAGCATCCCAACCAGATTTAGATAATATTCCAAATCTTGCATCACTTGCTAAAGTAGCTAAATTAACAGTCTCAGCACTAGACATAAAAGAAAACCCAGAACGTCTATTTTTTAAATAACACATTCCATAGCATCTTTTATCAGCTTTACAAGCTTCCCAAAATAAATAGAATAATCTATTTGATTCTCTAAATTCTGGAGCACCTACATCAATCTTTGACCATTGTAGATACATATAATGTGTGCCTGTTATGTAAGTTGGTATTCCTTTATTATAATACCAATAACCTTCTTCTCTTCTTTTAAATTCGGAATCTATATAATCAAACCATTCTTCTTTAAATGTGTCAGGATATGTTTTCCAATCAAATATACTTTTTATATTTTTAAAAACTTTTGGTAACTGTAATTGTTCCCAGTATTGTTTTTCTTTACTTTTATCTCTTTTAAAAACATTTGTTTCTTCAGGTAATGCTATTTTTAAATTTTGAATTTCATAAATTTCACCTATTCTACCTGTTTTACTTATAACAACAATATCATGCTCTTTGTTATATCCGTATTTCCATTTTTTACCTTTGTTAAGCCTTTTAACTGTATTTATTCTAACTGGCTCAATAATTTTATATAATGTTTGTTCGTACATTATTTAGATCGTTTTTCTGCAAAACCACTAAAAGTTTTAATTTTCTGTTCTTCTTTAGGTTTATTATCTAATAAATTTTCTTCATCTTGAATTCTAGATAATATTTCAAAAGCATCAAATATAGCTAATTTCTTTGTAGCTGCGGCATTTTTTAATCTGTCTGCTGAAATATCATCATCTGAATCTACAATTGGCTCTTTAGCAACTTTAACTAATTCTTCAACAGCTTTATACCCAGCTTGGATTATATTCCTCTTCTTTTCCTTGATACTCATATTTAATTGTGATTGAATTGGTTGTTACTCTATATAGTCTTTCGTTATCAATAGTAAATTCATATTCACTATTTGGTGAAAAACCTACTAAATCATTTTTTCTAAAACCTAAATCTATTAATTCTGGACTTAAAAATTTTACAACACCAACAAGTGGTTTTTCTTTATTTATTGATAAATCGTTATTAGATTTAATTGGTTTTACAAAACAATAACCTTTTAGTGCTTTCCATTTATTATCTCTTTTATAAGCGTATATTTGTTCACTATTAACAAAATATTTATTTTCACCTATATAACTTGCACTATTTTTTTCGATACCCCTAACATCATTATATCTTCTAAATATGTTATGATGAACAATAACTTCATCACCTTTTTTAACTTCTGTATCTATTATTGTCGGAACAGCAGTGACTATAGCTTCTCTACTAACGCTTTGATGTGTATATATTTCAGAATTTAATATTAATTCCTTACCGTCAACATCTTTAGTATTATTATATCGAGAACTTTTAGGTTTTACAATAAAATAAACTATACTTCGCATTAATACTCTAAATTATATTCAACTGCTATAGCCATATTTTTATTAAAATCTTTCCAAGGAATTTCTTCATCATTCTTTTCGATATAAATGCTAAACTTTTTATCCTCTTCAATAATATTGGTGATTGTATGCCCGCCGTAGACCTCTTGGCCAACGGCATAGTGCATAGCTTCGTTCTTATAATCTTTACCGATACTAATTTTTCTTATCAGCTTCATCTACAATCGGTTTTAAAGATCCATCATTAATATTAACTGATACTTTACCGTACTTTTTTTCTAAACCTTGTTGAACAATATTTAAAGCGCTTTGTCCTTGTTTTAATCGTTCAATGGCAAGGTTTTTTTGTACTTCTAAACCACCAACTTCCATTTGTACACGATTTATATCGTTAACTTTATCTTGTATGTTTTTTAATTCTTCTGCTGTTACCTTAGTAGCAGCTGCTTTTTTCTTTGCCATAATTTTATTTTATTTAATTTAACTTTATTTTACTTTTATATTATCACGCTATTTTCACGCTTTTTACTTCTTTTCTTGTTTTGGTTTCCTAGTATCTATAAACCAATCTTTATAAACCTCTCGTTTTTTACAAATATAATCCATATATTTATCCACTTTTTCTTTCCAATTCTTATCTATAACTGGATTTATCATGCCAGATTTAGGACTAGAAAAACATCTATTAATGTATTTTTTTACATTATCTTGATTTGTAAATAAATGATTATTTATACAAGCAAATGACCCATGATTTATATTATTCCATATATCAATTGGTTCTATTCTTTTGCCTAATACAGCAGCATAAATAGCACTCTCACTTAAATGAGTAGTATATACTTTTTTAGCTTTCTGCATATAATAGTACATGTCTAGATCTTTTGGTAATATATTTTCTTCTCCAAAGAAATCTTTTAATTCACCAACTATTTGATGAGTTGTAATTGGATGTGGTTTAAAATATACATTATTACCATGTTTTTTA